ACAGCCTGACGCTTGCGCGTCATACGGAAACCAGACTTGGGAACGCCACGAGGCATCAGATATTCACCTTGTTATTCATCATAAGACTATTATCGGTTATTCTTGCTAAAAAGTAAATAAGAATAATTCTAATAAAATCAATAACTTACGCAAGTCCTTCCAGACCTCCTGCAATCCTATTGCAGCGGTCTAAAAAAAGGGGGACCCGAAGGTCCCCCAGGTAATTACTCCGTGATGATGTCGGTCGTCTCGCAGCCGTCGCTATCGGTCGTGATCTCCTCGACCCAGCGTGTCTTTTCGCTCTTGCGGTATAGGTCTAGTGCCTTCTCGCGGTTCTTCGTCGTGAGAATTTGCTTATTCCCTCTGACTCGCGCTCCTGTAATTGGGTGGTTGACTATGGCGTTTTCGTATACTTCATAATAAGTTTTCATACTCAACCATTATATTACAAAACCTATAATTTGTAAACACAAAAAACTCTAATAAAATCAATGACTTGTGCAACCTATTGATTTTTATAGATATATTCTACAAATTGGCTCGCCGACTTTTTCCAGTTCTTATCTCTTACGCTCAGATGAGTTGAGCCGCGATCAACTTCGAGGGCGAAACAAACAGCAGTAGACAAATCTACATCAACGAACCCATTCACACCATTTTGAATTTGATCAATTGGTCCTGTTACTGGATAAGCAGCTACTGGAGTTCCGCATGCCATTGCTTCAAGAATCACGATTCCATAAGTATCTACTTTGCTTGGAAACACAAACACATCTGCGAGTTGATAACATCTTGCCAACTCTTCACCGAATTTATATCCAAGAAATCGAATGTGTGGATATTTCTTTTGCAATTTCTTTTTATATGGTCCATCACCGACGATAACTTTAATAACTTCTACCGATGGCGCAACGCAACTAGAAACATCTAACTCGCAAAATGCATCTAGATTCTTTTCTTTACTCACACGCCCAGCGTATAATAGAACAACTTTGTTGTCCTTGTATTTGTCATTGAATCGAAAATGAAAGTCATATCCCTTATCAAGAACAACTGAGTTCCAATTTGAATTTTCTTTCGCGTTAGATTCAGAGGAACACATCACATACTTTGCGTTCTTATGAAACCAGTTGAAGTACCATTTAGTCCACGAAACTGGAACACCGAACATCTCATTAAAGAACTCTGGGAACTTCGTATGGTAAGAAGTCGTATACTGTATTCCAAGTTTCTCAAGAACTCGTTTGGCTTGAAAACCGAGAATGCCTTCCGTGGCAATGTGGTACTTTGTGTCATATCCTAGCATATGCCAATGCTCATCTCGCGTTTCAATTATTTTAAACATCTTCTTGTAACTGCAAAATGGAAGCGGCACTTCTTTATAGAATGGCACTTTGATATTGCTGAATAATCCTGGATGAATAACATCAACTGTTATTTCAGGAGGCAGATTTGCAATAATGTTCTTATAGGTGGTCACAACACCATTTACTTGCGGTTCCCAAGCATCTGTAATGAGAACTATTTTCGTCCGAGCCATTCTATAATCTCCCATGTTCCGTCATAATGTTCAACTAATGCTGTGCAGGATTCTACCCAGTCTCCATCGTTCATGTATTCAATGCCGTTGATTGTTTTAATCTCTGCTCTATGAACATGACCGCAGATTACGCCATCGGCTTTTTGCTTTTTGCAATAATCTGTAATTAGATCTTCGAAGTTGTTTACATACGAAACTGCTTCTTTCGTTTTGTTCTTAAGATACTGGCTTAAACTCCAATGTGGCATGTTAAACCAGTTACGAACTTTACTTACAAGGACATTTAATTTCAACAAAACATTATACAGCATGTCACCTAGATGGTATAGCCACTGAAGTTTGGTTCTTAATACACCATCGAATAGATCGCCGTGAATCACCATATAGGTTTTGCCGTTGATACCCTCATGGCGACATTGATTCACAAGATCGATGTTGCCAAAATGAATATCGAATGGCAATAGATCGCGAAATGCATCGTCGTGATTGCCGACAACATAGGTGACTTTGGTATTGTTCTTTGCGGCTTTGAGAATTTTACGAATCACATCAGTGTGTGATTGCAGCCAATAGAATTTTCTTTTCAATCGCCATCCATCAATAATATCACCGACGAGATATAGATTTTCGCTTGAGTTATTTTTCAAGAAATCGCATAGCAAATCGGCTTTACATCCCCTTGAGCCCAAATGGACATCGGAGATGAAGATTGATTTGTATTGCATTGGAGACTCCGAGAACTGGAGTCATTATATAGCGCAAGATTATTACGATCTAATTAAAATTCGGTTCATCTTCCCCCCACTGCGCAATGGGTGCTAGATTGTACTTTTCTAGCGGGATCCTATAAAACTCAGCGTAGTACGCATGACCTCTACACCGAAAGGTTGAGGCGAGTGTTGTTATTTAGTAAATTATCCCATTGAAACTGACTTGACATTGTTAACTTTAAACGAGCGCCATCCATTTGCGTCTAGATCCCACACAGACACATTATCATTACTAGATTGACGAGCAACGACTGTTCCATTATTCTTTGGTGCATTAGGAATATGCTCGCTCAACAATGTGCACTTCATGATGCGCTCTTCACCGTTGACCTTTGTAAAGGTCACAGTAACAACATTATTTCTCAATAACTCGTTTAAATTTTCTTTGTCAAAAATCATACTTGTTTCACCAATTGTTTAATTGTATTATTAGGAAATTGCCAATTTACAAGGATTGCTTTAAACATACTTTTAATTGTCTTTTTAGGTACTGATTTATCCTTGACCATCATACCATTATACCCTGCTTTCGCGTGATTGTTAATGAAATACTGCACATCACCAATATACGCACACAAAATTTCAGCAGAGTTATAATCGTTTTCTTTATAAGTTAGGACATGATACTTGTAACCCAATTCATCTGGTTCTGTGTGTTTGTCTTGATAGGAAAATATTGTGGAGTCAACATTAGCAAAATTATTTTCTTGTGTGACATGCCACAATGCACCGTCACAAGAGTCGAATTCTACTGCCATTTTAGTTGCCTCATATTTTTTCGTGTTGAGTTTGCTTATCAATCATATATCTTGCAATATACCAAGCATCAACAATATCAGTAGTAGGTGAACCAAGTTTCGTCGTAGGACTTATTATACTATGTAATTCTACAAAAGTATCCTTTACAAATGCTTCATACATCTTTTCTTTCGTAGCATTACCTTTACCAGTTGCATATTTCTTTATCACAGTTGGTGCAACTGTAAAGAACTTATATTCTTGCTTGTACAACATGTACTTTAGAATGCCACAGTTTTCGGCAAGATTGAACACTCTACCCTTGGAACCAAAAGAATAATCTTCAATTAGAATTGTGACTTTTTCTTTTTCAAATCCAGCCAAGATAGTTAGAACCCAAGAGGCGATATTCTCATATCGCTCCTGGTCTGTCATATATTCCTCGTGTTGTTCACCAAGAATATTATGAAACTTTCCTTGTACTGTTTTGCGATCGTTTAGGAAATAGAAAAATGAATTTGAAAATGTCTTATCGCGTGAAACGCATACACATGGAGAAGTTAGACTATAATCAATGCCTACTGTTACTGTAGTCATCTTCTTCTGTCCCTAGATCATCTTCTAGAGAATCAAATCCCTCATCATCGGATTCATTAAAATTAAGCTCTTCGCTTTCATTATCATAGAAATCGCCACAGAATGGGCAATGACTTGGTGAATAACTCACTTCATCATCGTCATATGATAAAGCAAATGAAGATCCACAATTATCGCATGTTAGTTTTAGATCAGGCATTGTTTTTAACCTCGTAATCGTATCTATCGTCATCAGAGAGAACCCACTTGGCTGTATTTTCTACAGACCACATTTGCGTTCCAAGTTTTCGTTCAATAAGATTTTGTCCAGGCTTCGTAACAAAGGATGGCTCAAATGCACGGCAGCGATTGTTTGGCTGAATTGCAAAATTACCATCATCAAGTTTAATCACATGACCACATTTATGTTGCCCTGGGACTTCGCTGAATCCAAGATCTACAATGTTCTTGTCCTCATGTGCCCAGTCTAGCGTAAACAGATAAGTGCCTTCATTCCATTTCTTGTTTCTATCAATATACTTTATGCGTTTATTGATTAAGAAATCGAACTGTGTAACTCCAATGTATGAACTGAAAGAATCCCATAGAACTAGATTATATAGCGACGCTTGCGGCGCAGGAGTCTTATGACAGAAAGCGTGTATCGGCATGCGAAACCAAAGCCCTTCGTCTTCCATGATGAAATGAAAAAGTGGGGCACGATGCGGTATCG